TTATTGAACCCTACAGAACGTGGTGCCGAGCAGTCGGTAAGCGATCGCGCCGCCAGCCGCGAGCGATGTCGGCGCACTCCCTTGCAAGGTGAACCCAGACGGCGCGCTCACCGTGAGTGCCGCGATCGCCTGCGTGCTGAACACCTCCAGCCGACCGCCCTGCGGAAATGTCGACGGAAGCACTATGGTGCCGGTCGCAAGCGTCCCGGCGGGGTTGAGTTCCGTGAACGCTTGGTTGCTCGGGATAGCGTAGCTGAAGCCAGTCGTCGGCACCGCGCTGCCGTTATTGTTGGCGAAGTTCAAACCAGTCGAGAGGCGCTGGGTGGCCGTCGCCTCATCCACCACATTCTGAAGGTAGATCTGGGAAGGATGGCCAGTGTCGCCGCCGAAAGGGGCGGAACCATAGACCTGGTCTACCGCGCCAAACGCCTGCCGCATGGTCATCAGTGGGCGACGCAGGTTTGCATCCCTATCGTCGATCCACATATAAAGCGGCGTGAGCGTGGCGCTCGCATCCCGGGTGAAAAACCGCGGAAAAAACGGGCCACCGAAGATTTCGACTTCGCCTTCCCATACCAGCTTTTCGTTCGCTTGGATATTTTGGCGAATATCAGCAAGAGTCGAACCGCCAAGAATATAGCCGATCTTGACGTGCGTTCCGGTCTTACGAATCGTGAGGATCGGACTGATATTACCGCTACCGGCGCTGTCGGACCCAGCAGCCACAGCCAGATTGTAGGTCGGTGGCACGCTGATCCGCCCGACAAAAACGTTCTTCGACACGGCGCTCAGGCTCGTTTGGGCGTTGACGGCATTCAGCGTGACCGAGGTTTTTGAAGTGTAGGAGGCGAGGGTGGTGACCAAGCTGTTGGCGCCCGTCAGGGGATGCGGCGACGATCCAGCCCCTCCGATCACCACATCCGTCTTGCAGAGGACATCGTTGGCCACAAACATCTGGCCGCCGTAATAGAACGTGCCAGACGATGTCATAGCGGAGGGCTCGTTGGTTCCATCCCCCGCATCGGTGATGAAAGCGATGTTCGAGTTTGTATACCCGGTCACCCATGTCCGCAGGTCTTCATTCCCGCAATATCCTCCAGGCGACAGCAGGCACTGCATGACCATTGCGCTGGACATGAGGCTTGTCCCTCCGCCGAACTTATAATTCGGCGCTGTTGGCCCCCCGATCACACCCGTATAGGAAACCGAAGTGGGTGTGCCTGTCGTCAGTGTGGCAGATCCGTTGGCGATCGAGATAACGGTTGCGATCGACATGCCCCAGGCCGTCGCCGCAATGGTGAGGTTGTTCGAGCCGTCCACTGAAAAAATCAGGCGGTTGTCTGGCTTGGGGCTGATTTGCAGCTCCAGCGCACCCACGGTCGACCAGAAGCTCGCCCCGGTCCCGGTGCCGAGCTGGACGGCCATGAAGAAGTCCCGGCACTGATATGGGACCACGTAGCCGGTCGGGGCCGAGTTGCTCTGGGGGGCGCAGTTACCCGCAGGGGGCGGCGGAACGTTGCGCAGAGCCAGCTGGTCCTCTGACCAGCCGCGCAGAGCGAACGCGCCATGGCGTGCGATATCGACAAAGGCGATCCCACGAACGCGGCAAAAGCTGCGGTGCAGGACCGATCCATACTCATGTGACGTGATGTTGGAGTCGCCGTTCGCTGAGAACTCTTCCATCGTCCGGGGATAGGTGCCCGTCAGCATACAAATGTCTGGCGGGTAACCATTTGCGGTGGTCCACGATTTGATCGTGTTCACGCAATAGACGATGTCGTTGTAGAGCAATCCGCCAGCGCCGTCGTTTCCGCCGGTCAGGAAAAGGCAAACCAAGTCCGGCGTTACGGCTCCGAGGCCGTTGACAGTCACGGTAGAGGACGACGCGATGTTCTGCGTCAGCGCGTTCCATGTCACGCCGTTGGTGCCATTGTTGACGAAATACACTTTCTTGCCAGGGTTCTGGCGCTGAAGATTAGCGGCGAACGGCCCCCAAACCGCATTGCCTTCACCAGTCGGATCGCCGTTCGCCCAGCTGTCGCCGATCACCAGCACCACAAACGCATTCAGCGTGTTCAGGCGCGGGAAATGCTGCGATGCGTCGATTGAAACCTTTGGCGCTGGCAGAGCACCTGCGGTGTCAGGGATGGCGCTTTTGTAAAGCTGGTCGTTCTGGAAAGTCCCAGAAAACTGGCTCGACGTGCTGTCGCTGTAGGCAGCATCAGCGGTCACGAACACCGATGCGCTACTGCTGATCCAGTGGAGCGCGGACATAATCCCAGAGTTCAGGAACGTCGTCGCGGTTTGTCCGCCGTTATCGTTTTCATAGTCGAAGAGGCAGAATTTGCCCGTCGAATAGGTGTAATTCCCACCCTGAAAATAGAGAGAATCCTGCCCCTGGTTGATGGCAGCCGTGCCTGCGGCAACAACGGCGGCAGTGTTGTTGGTCCCCCACATAACCCGAGCAGGCGCCCCCGTTTGGCCCCAGCCATTCCACGGAGTGGCGAGCGTGACCTGGAAGGGCGACGTATAGGTAGAGATAGTCGCTTCCTCCGGTGTGAACTGCAGATTGGCCTGGACGGGCGTGCCGCCCGTGCCCGGCACCTGCCCCCCAGTGTTCATCCACAAGGTCTTGCCGACGCAGGTCGAGAGCCCAGACGCATCGGAGCCGTTGGTGAAACATGGGCATGCGACCTGCTGCGCCGATGCAGTGAGCGTGGTCGGAGCAGCGATGTTCAGCAGGATCGTCGCGGTGTCGCTGTTTGCAAAGTCGTAATAGAAGCTGGTGACCAGAGCGACCAGCGTGCCGCCGGCGGTGCCTGCGCCTGCGATCGCGATGGGCTTTCCCACCCAATCCTGATGAGGCGTGGCCGCATTGCCGGAGGTGGCACCCGGAAGAGTCACCTTGGCGACGCCGCCCGGGCCGGTATTGGCCACCGTGACGGCGCAGTTGGACGAATAGAGCGAGAGCGTGGTGCCGTTGTGCGCCCAAGTGACCAGGAAATAGCCGCCAAGACCGTCATCGACCGCGCCGTAGGCCGCGTCTGTCACGTTGATGCCGCTATGCTGGACCTGCAACGCCTTTCGCGCTGCAGCCGGATCAAAAATGCCGCTCAGAATATCAGGAGGGGTCGAGATACTGCCGCTCATGTCAATGCACCTCGCCGGCGAGCTTGTGGCCCGTTGTTGCCGCGTTCCACGAAATCCCAGTCGTCATTCCAGGCGGACATGAAAAGCTGGCGCCGGGAAGCAGCGGGATGCTGGTGGCGCCCGCTGCCTGCACTGCGGCGGCCCCGGTGATGTCAATCCAGGCGGTTTCGGCGGCCGAGAGGCCCTGTAGCGCGGCCGTGGATGGGTTGACGATTGTGCAGCCATGATTGGCTGTGCCGGCGCCGGCGAACGGCTGCGCTGTGCCGCCAGCTGTCAGGATGAGCGAACCTGATGGGGCTGCTGGTGTTACGCTGGGTGAATTGATGGTGCCGCCGCTTATCGTCACGTAGATCGGATTTTGAGCCGTTCCGCAGGGCGCCGCAGTGACCGAGCCATCGTGGCTGGCGCAGCCGATCACCACTTGGGACACGAACTTGTCGGTCCGGTTGCCCGTCCCGCCGATGCCGTAGGCAGGACCGATATCGTCATTCGCGCGGGCGACCGATCCGCTGAACAAAAGCAGGAGCGCCGCGAGCAGTAGCTTCCGGATCATGTGATCACCAAACTGAACGAGGAACTGGGGGTGAACGTCGCGTTGCTGCCGGCGTGGACGGTGACGGCGAGGTTCACCGTCATCTGCTCGAACTGGGCGTTCACCGGCGGGTAGACCAAGACGTCGTTTGTGGACCGGTTGATCACCTCTCGACGCCGCATTGCATCGGCCAGCCGCACGCCTGTTCCAGCAGCCGCGGTGGCGATGATGTTGATCTCGGACGTGAGCTGGAGAGCCGTGGCCTGGACCGAGCCGACAGCCGTCAGGTTGGTGGCGATCCTGGGCTGGAGCTGGCTCAGGAACTGCTCGTCGGTGACGTCGCACACGGTCACGCGCATGGGGGTGCCTCCCGTTTCATGGTTGGGTGACACTCCGGCCGACGTGGATCGAGAAGGTATCGCTAAAAAGCACAGCCGAAGGGCCGACAACGCGAAGGTCGCAACGCAGGTAGCCGAGCGGCCAAGAGCTGGTGTCATAGACCGCGATCGCCGCCGCCCCCAGTTGGCCGGGCTGTGTCACATCGGGCGTTGCCACAACCACGTTCAGTGCGCTGCGCACCTGGGCGGTGATCGTCAACTGCGAGATGTCGATCGGACCGCCCTCGTCCGCGAACAGCAGCAACAGGTTGAGCGAGCCGCCCTGTTTGATGGCGATTTGCTGGCCCATGCGGCGCCTATGTGCCTGCCGGATAGGCTGGCTTCGTCGGCAGTGTGGTGCTCGTGCCGGCGATGATCGCACGCAGCGCCGTACGATACGCCTGCCACTCGGCCGGCACCGGCACGGCATGCTCATAGCAGCGCACGATGGTGATATCGCTGACTGCGAGCAGGGAGCGAGCCTCGGTCACCGGATCGACAGCAGCCGCCGCCGGCGCGACCGGCGCGGCAAAAGCGCCGCCGGAATAGGTCCAGCCAACAGCAGGCGCCGGCGACAAACTGCTGAGATCGACCCATTGCAGACCGGCGCACACCGGGAACTCAGCATCTGCGATTTCGACGATGGCGCCGTTGGCGATCAGTGCGAATGCCATCTTCAGAACTCCACAGTGACGATGCCGGCAGCACCCGCTCCGCCACTGCGGGCGGTCGCAGAAGAGGTGATGCCAGGTGCGCCGCCATCGCCCGGATTGGCGCCGGCGCTGCCCGCACCTTCGCCAGCGGTTGGCTGCCGCGCTGGATTGCCATAGGCGGTGCCAGCTGCGGCGGCGACTAAGGTGCCGCTGCTGCCGCTCAGCCAGAACGTGCCACCGAAACCGCCAGCCCTGTTATCATCGCCGCCGACGCCGATGCCTGCGGCTGCCCCGCTGCTGATAGGCGCAACCTGTCCACCGCCACCGCCTGTCGCCGACACATACGAACTAAAGCTGGAGGTGCCACCCGGGCCGCCATACCCCGTGATACCCCCGTAACCACCGACTCCGACGGTAATCGCGTTCGCTGCATTTGGCGCCAGAGATACGATTCTGGAGGCCCACCCTCCGCCGGCGCCGGCGCCACCGTTATTGTAAGTGCTGCTCGATGACGATGCGCCACCGCCACCGCCGCCGCCGATAACGGTCGCTTTGCCCCACGTCACACCCCATGGCGGCGTCCAACTGCTCGACGACGTCCACACAACCCGTCGTTTTCCCAGCACACTCGTCGACAGCTGGTACCACGCCGACACACCGTCGCTCTCGGCCTGGATCACCTCGCCGCCAACCAGGCTGTAGGATGTGTAACCGCCTGGCGCGAGCGTGTCGGTGCCGGCCCGCGATAGCGTCACCGTATTGCCGGATGTGTCGATGCGCGCAATCGTCAGGCGCATCTTGTTCACAACGCCGGCCGCGAAGCCGGCGCCAGCCAGGGCGGCGGCAGGGGGGAGCGTCAACGTCAATGATCCGGCCGCGGCGTTGACGAGAATGAGGCCAGCCGATGCAGCCGCCAGCGCGGTGGTCGACGCGACCGCCGTCACGAAGGCGTTGCTCAGCCGCTGGATCGCCTGCGTCAGCTGCGTTTGGTCGGCATCGCTGGGCGCAAGGCCAACGCTCTCTGCCGGTCCGATCACGCTCTCCTGCATGCCGTTGTGCCACACGGCCTCCAGTTCGGTTCCAGAGGTGCCGCTCGCCAGGTTTTCGTCGACGAACTGGCGTTTCCCGCCGACCGTCACAAAGTTTGCAGAGGAGACGCGATCGACCATGGGTTCACCCTGCGTACGAGAAGATGGGTTGCGTGTGCGCGGGCGCGTCGTGCTCGATCGCGGCCTGGACGGGGTTAGGCGTGATCAACCCCAGATATCCGGCGCCACAGTTGCTGGCGCCGCAGCGGGCGGTCTGGACCACTGTCTCCGGCAGCCCAACGACCCAGCAGAACTGGGCGGGCGTCGGCGCGGTCCGATCATCACCGCAGATCGAGCGGCCGCAGGCGCTGGTGCGCTTTTCGGTGATCGTGATGGTGACGCCGAGCGAAGCCGCCAGCCCGATGAAATACGCTGGGCTCTGGCCGCCCCGAGCGGTCCAGCGCTGAAAGGCAATCTGACGGCGAAGTGCCACGCTGTCGGTGCTGACATCACGGCCGTAAGGATCAGGTCCGAGCACACGCTCATAGTCTGTCAGCAGATAGTTCGCGTCGCGCGGATCGACCTCTTCGAGCTGTGCTTCAGCCTGCGTCTCGAACAGCGATTGCTCGGCCGCGAGAGGTCGCAGGAAGTTCGCCACCATGCCGTCAGGGGCGCTGTTGATCGCCCAACCCGGCGGCAGGTAGGCGAGCAGTGCCGCGAGCACGTCATCGGGCGAGCGAGGAGGCGCTACACCCATGTGATCGTCCCCAACGTAAGGATCTGGGTGTTGGTCGGCACCACATCGGCCGCCGGCACCGTCATTTCGCAGCTGTATTCGCCGCTGACGCTGCCCACCGCGTCGAACCACCGGCTCCTATAGCCCGTGCCGCCGATCTCGCCGTCATTGGCAAATTCCAGCGCCAACGCTGAGGTGACGCCGGCGCGGATCGCGGGGGTGTCAGGGTTCAGATGCAGGCTGAAATTCACGGGAAGGAGCGTGGCCGCGATCACCGTTACCGCGGCCGTGACTGGACGCACCGTGTTGATGAAGTTCTGCACGGTGGTGACATCGCCCGTGGCCGGCGCTGCGGGACCGGCCAGAGCGATCACGACGCCGACTGTGCCGAGCCCGACCCAGTTCGAGATCGTCGACGCATACGCCACCGAGCTCAGCGCATCCTTTGCCCAGGTCTCGTAGTCTGACGCGCTGCCTCCCATCGCGGGCGCGCGGATGCGGGCCAGGATGCGCGTGCGCCAGGCCTCGATCAACTCAAGGTTGGTGCCCCCGGACAGCCCCGACACACCGTCGGCCGCCAGGTTCACGATGGCGCTCTGCGGGTTCAGCCCCTCCAACGGCGAGACGACGTTCAGCGTCGTCCCTGCGGCGATATTGCCTGCCGTCCCGTCGCTTGCCTGTCCGGTCACAGCCACGCTGATCGTGCCGCCGCTTGGGATCGTCTCGCTGACAGTGGTGGTGATGAACACGCCGGAAGGCGCCTTCAGCGTGAAATCGGCCGGGATGTCCGTGTCCACCGCGCCGGCGAATGTCACTGATCCGACGGCCGGCGTCGGCTGCAGCTGCGGCACACCCCAGATATTGGCATGTCGCGCCAGCCAGTCCTGCGCAGTGTCCGGCAGCAACTCCTGCGCCAGGTTGGCCTGGAACAGGTAAAGGTCCAATGTGCTGAGCTCGGTCACACGGGTCGAGGCGGCTGCCAGCGAAGCCTCGCTGCGCGCATCGATCCCGCTGAGCGCGGGCGTGCCCTCGTAGACCGCCGCGGCGCGGTTGGCGATGTCTCCGCTTGCGGGCACTGGCCAGGTCACGAGCCAACCGCCATTTGGAGCGCCAGCTCTGTGGTCCCGACCCGCACGCGATAGCCCAGCATCCCCGGCCGCAGCCACCGCACGGTGATCTGCACCGCAAGACCGAGGTCTGTGTTGAACCGGTCGCAGGCCTCGGCCAGATACGTCTCGGCCGCCTTGCGGACGGCCTCGGTCTGCTTCTGCCGCTGAAGCAACCACATGCGGCTGCCCGTCAGACGTCCCGGTGGGTTGAGGCTGTCGCAGGGCGATCCGCGGGCGGCGATGAATGTGCTCGGCTTGAGGAAGTCGCTCACCGCATCCGGCAGCACATCATCCGGCCGTGCACGGCGCTCGCAGCCGACGCTGATGATCAGCGGCGTTGCCGGCGTCGTGTCGACCACGAAATCCCGCCCGTTGAACGCCATATCGGCGCACCTGGTCTCAGGATCATAGATGAGGGCGATGTCGAGCATGGCGGCCAGCTTCGCGCGGGCGCGAAGGGCGAGGCATACCGTCCCGGATCAGGTAGCGTCAGACCGCGTGGTCGGTCAGGGATGTGCTCGGGGGATGCGCGTGCGCGTCATAGGCGGTCCGAAGCGCCTGGAGGCTGCCATGCGCGCCGTCCTGATCGATGATGTCGCCCGTCACCGTCAGCGTTCCGGTCACGGTGACATTGCCGGTGATCTGCAAGCCGCCTGTGGCAAAGATCTGCATGTCGGGCGTGTGGATGACAACCAGGTTGCCTGCCCAGATGTCGATCGTGCCGCCCTGCCGCATCGAAACCCGACTTCCGTCCGGACCGTAGAAGGTGCGTTCGCCGTTCTGCTGGCCGCCATAGCGCACGGTATCGCTGAGCGGCAGCGCCCGCAGGTTGGCCGGATCGGCACCGACGGCGAAGACAAGCGCCTTCCCACCTGGCTCGGGCACGCTGGAAAACCCGGCGACCTGGTGTACCTCCACCGCAGTGCGAATCACGCCGTCATGGGTGATGACGTCCACCGTCTGGACCATGCCGGTGTCGTCGACGGCGAGAACCACTCCCTCCGACACGATGCCGCGCATGTCCCCATAGATCTCGTCGATCATGGTTCAATTGTCCTTCAAGGGCACCACAGAGGCATCGAGCGGCGCTGCCGCTTTCTTGGTGACGCGCTGCCGCCGCTTCTGCGCCTCGTTGATGCGGTCATAGGCAGTCACGCCGACCACGCGCAGCGCCACGAACTGCCCGTCCTCGCCGAGGCTGAACTGAACGCCGGCGATCAGCATCGGCTTGTCGACGCCGGCGTAGGGATCGGTGACCGACACCACCTGGTTTGGCCGCCACAGCGCGTTGGATGGTCCGGCACGCCAGGTCACGAGGCGATAGGCCAGCACATCGCCTTCGCCGCGCGCCACGCGCAGCGCCCACTCGGCCTGCTCCTGGGTGGTGCTCATGCCGGACTGGCTACGGGTGAGCCGGACCGTTGGCCGATATCGGGTGATCTGCGGGTCGATTGCGTGGCCGGTCATGAGGACCGTGCTGCGGACCGTGGCCGTGTGCACGACATAGTCCGGGTCGGCCCCGCTGGTCAGAGGAACCACAGAGCTATCGAGCGCCGCCGGCGTCGTGCCGCGCGCCGTGTGGCCATCCGTTTGACCCTTGACGTAATAGTCGCTGAAACGCCGCTGCCAGCTCGATTTGAGGCCACCAGATAGGATGTTGCCCGGCCTGGTCAGCGGCGACGGTCCAGCGCTGTTGCCGCCCTGGGTGAGCGCCAGGCCGCCGACGCCATCGCTCACCAGCAGGATCGCACGTTGCCGCGCGGCCTTCTCCAGGAAGGCCATGGCTGTCTCATGCGGGTTTGCCGAAAGGCGATCGAACGGCAACCCGATATCTGCATCCGCGTGCACCTTGATGCCGAAGGGAGTGCAGACGATCTGCGCCACGTGCAGCAGGTCGACCCCGCGGAACTCTGCAGGGCCGTTCGGCAACGCGGCACAGTCCACAAGGTCGCCTGTCTTGTCGCGGCCGTGCAGCCGTGCGCGGATCGATGCGCCTTCCCAGTCGACGTCAACGTCATCGAGATAGCCCACGAGAACCACCTCGCCATCGATCAGGATCGTGCAGGGCATCCCCGCCGTGACGACCTGAAAGAACGGGCCAGAATTGACCTGGTTGGGAAGCGCCTGCGCGATCCGTCCCTCGTCGATGTATTCGACCTCGAAGACGCCGGCGATGTTCTGCAGGTCCCGGCCGATGCTGGCCCGCGTCCATTTCGTCCAGGACAGTCCGGTGCCGTCCAGCCGAATGGTGAGCGTCGAGAGACCGCTCACCCCAGCACCTCGATGACGCCGCCCGGCACCAACGCGGGGTTGAGCACTCGGTTGCGCGCCACGATGTCGAGATAAAACGCGCGCACGGATGCCGGCGTATCACCAGAGAGATACTGCGCGACCAGCCAGGCCGGCATCGTCGTCGGCAGCTCGATGTTGATGACCGGCGGCAGGCGGCCGATCTCGGTGTTGATGTCGGCGAGATAGGCGGTGCGGGCGGCCAGCAGGGCGCGCCAGGTCGGCGCGGCGCCTGCGGGATCAGCGCCGGCGAGATTGGCGGCGGCGGCGATCGCCGCGTCGATCGCCGCCAGCAGCGTGGTGCGCCAGGTGATCGCGTCCTGCTGGCTGGTGTAGACGATGTCGCTGGCGGCCGAGAGCGCATCGGACAGGATGATCGCCTGCGTCGCCGTCGCGAGGGCCGCCGCCGGCGCCGGGTTCGAAGCTGTGGCGGCAATCTGCGCGTTGCCGGCGAGCAGCAGCGTGGTGGCATCGCGCGGGTCCGCGGCGACAGGTGTCACGGCTGGCGGCGATGGTCTCCAGCCCCGCAAGCTGCGCACCGCGCAGCCGATGGCCACCGCTGATCAGCGGATACATCCCGTCCGGCCGTGCCGGCAGCACCTCGATCGGCGCCCGCTGACCATATTGCGCCATGCTGGCGCCGATCATTCCCGCATAGTCATCGTCAACCGGACGCAAGCGATCGCTGGCATCGATCGAAGTAACTGAAAGTGTTACAATTTCCACGTCTACGCCGCCTTCTGGTTTTGACTGTTACGAACACGGGCCCCGGGGATAGGGTCGAAGTCGATGGAGCGCGGCAGCGGGGTTCCGTCGGTGGACCAACGGGCCGGCCAGAGCACATGCGGCGACACGTCGAGTGCTTCGGCGATCTTCAGCTCCACCCGCTTCGAGTGGTTCGGGTCGCGCAAGGTGTGGGTGATGGCGTTCCGGGCGTGTCCCCATTCGAGGGATAGCTTGGTGATCGGGCCGTGCCGCTTGCGCAGCTCCGCTTTGATGTCTTCCGGGTGCCACCCGCAGGGAGTGCGTGCCACTGGCCGTCCTTTTCCATTGGCGCCCAAACCTGTAGGTTCGGGAACCTTTGTTGGTGTGCTTGTTGGGTAACTTCGCGGAAAATTGCGTCATTGGCAAGCGAGCTTCCGCGATAAAGTTCTTTGGAGGCTTCGAATGACGCGAAGATTGGCTAAGTGATTGCGAATGTTAGCGATTCTCAAACTATATCGGTGCGGGACTCCGCGCCCTGGTACGATCGAGTTCTCGGGTCGAACTCTAATGCGCAAGATCCCGCAAAACGCCTCCGGATCGCTATCGATCGCATCGGCGGAAACAAGGGGGTGATGGCTAAGACGGGCATCCCGTCGAGGACCCTTAGCGAATACCTGGCGGGCGGAGAGATGAAGCGTCCGGCGCTTGTCGCTCTAGCCAAAGCCTGCGGCGTGAATATCGCGTGGCTCGCGGCCGGCGAAGGACCGATTGCCGGCGAGCTGCCGATGCAGGCGCAAAGCCAGGGAGAACCGCAGAAATCTCCGCATGACGTCTACAACCCGGACCGCATGCGCCGCGCCATCGAACAGGCATTCGCCGCCTACGCAGAGCACAATGTGGCACCTGATCCGGCCAACCTGTCGCGCATATCCCTGATCTACTACGCGGCACTCACCCGTGAGGAAGAAGGCATGGGTGGCCCGACCGATCAGCAGGCTTAAAAGCGCCCGATACCGATTGACTCCAGATCAAACAAGAATAACGTTTGTTAATGATCCTGGAAAAGGGCGGAGTCGCAAGATGGGGCGTAAGGTCGAACCCGAAAACGACCGCGATGGTTTAATTGCGAGCATTGTGTTGGGGGGGAATAACAATGGACGTATTGAGCAGCCAAAGCCGCAATCTAGGGCGTTCTGTACACTCGTATCTATTAAGATTTTCAAATGGACCATTTATACGATCGAGCGCAATTATGCATCTGAAGGGGAATGAAGCCTGTCGACGCCGCGCTGCCGTGATAATTCTCTTCACGGCGGCAATATGGTCACAGGCTGCGGTGGCTCAAACCAAACAGGCATGGCGAACAGAAGCGCAGTCGTATTTTCAATCGTGTGATGGGTATCGAGGCTCAGGAACCGAATTGTGCAAGCTCGGCCAGAGCCAGTTCATGGAAAATTATCAGGACGCATATTTGGGAAGGTTAGAGAGTTGGCGAAATATCGCCTTTTTCCTGACGCCAAGCGGCGATGACGTCAAAAAATACGGCATCCGTCCCAATCAACAGCTAGCATGCAGGTGGAGAATGTCAGTTCTTTTCTCCGCGAGCGACGATCTATGGCAGACTGATAATTTCCGCGCCAATGACCAATGCAACATGTTGACACCAGCCGACTTTGCGACAGCCGTGGCTCAGGCCCGCTCCTTCGTAAAGGGTGTCCATGTCGTCCTCGAAGATGATCCGAAGGCTCCGTGGAACAAGGATAGCCCTATCGTCGACAAGCGCTGCCTGGATAGCAGAGTCCAGCCTCTGGGAGCCCCTGATCTGCCGCGCTTCGTCCCGCCGCCAGGTTGCCCTAGGTTTCAAAATTGAACGCTCTTTGGGCGATTTTTGAACGCCATGACATTCAACCGCGCCGCGCCCCTAGAATTCCAGAACCTGCTGTCCTCCGCCCCCTTCAGCGGCCGAATTCCGAATTTGCCGCAACGCTACCTCGCGCCCCGAAACCCGCGGCTATCCCGCCAAATCCCGCCCCTTCCCGGATCGTCCCGGATTTTCCAGTATCAACTGTCCGGGCACATCTTTCTTTGAAAAGAAAGAACCAAAGAAACTTTCATCCGTTATCCCGGGGCAAAAGCCTGGGTGCGCACCAGCTTCGCGTACAGCCCATCGTGCAGCATCAGCTCGCCATGCGTGCCCTGCTCGACGGCGCGCCCTTCGGCCATCACCACCACCAGGTCGGCATCCCGCACGGTCGACAGGCGATGCGCCACGATGATGGTGGTGCGCCCCTTGCGCAGCCGGAACAGCGCCTCCTGCACCAAGGCCTCGCTCTCGGCATCCAGCGCCGACGTCGCCTCATCCAACAGCAGCACCCGCGGATTGCGCAGCAACGCCCGCGCCAACGCCACCCGTTGCCGCTGCCCGCCCGAAAGCCGCCCACCGCTGGGGCCGACCGGCGTGGCAAACCCCTGCGGCAACCCCTCGATGAACCCCGCCGCCGCCGCGATCGCGGCCTCCCGCAGTTCCCCATCACTGGCCCCCGGCCGCCCCATGCGGATATTCGCCTCGATCGTGTCGTCGAACAGCAGCGTGTCCTGCCCCACATAGGCGATCGCCGCCCGCAGGCTCTCCACCGTCACATCCCGCAGATCCGCCCCATCCAACGTGATCGACCCGCCCTGCGCATCATGCAGCCGCGGGATCAACGCCAGTGCCGTGGACTTCCCCGCCCCCGACGGCCCCACCAGCGCCACCGTCAGCCCCGGCTCCGCCCGAAAGCTCAACCCCGACAGCCCCGCCCGCCCATCCGGATAGGCAAACCGCACATCCTCGAACACCAGCGCCCCGCGCCCCGCCGGAAGCGCCACCGCATCCGCCCGATCCCGGATCGCCGGCTTCTCATCGATCACCGAAAATACCCGCTGCAGCCCCGCCAACCCCTCCTGCACCGCCGAATTCAGATTCCCCAGCGCCCGCAGCGGCTGCGACGCCAGCATCAGCGCCGTCACGAACGCCGTGAAATCCCCCAGCGAGCTGTGCCCCTGCGACGCCCGCCAGCCGGAGAACCCCAGCACCATCGCAATCGCCCCGCCCCCCAGCACCTCCAGCAGCGGATCCACCCGGCTCCGGCTGCGCGTGATCCGCAACGTCGCCTCGTACAGACGCTGAAACGCGGTATCGGCCCGCTTCGTCTCCACCCCTTCCAGCCCATAGGCCCGCACCGTCCGCGCCTGGCCAAAACTCTCCGTCAGCAACGACGCCGCCTCGCCCATCCGCTCCTGCATGCCGCCCGAAGCCCTCCGGATCCGCCGCCCGATCCGCTGGATCGGCACCGCCGCCAACGGATACAGCGCCGCCCCGATCAGGCTCAGCTCCCAATCGGCATAGATCATGGCACCCACCAGCCCGATCACCTTCACCGCATCGCCGATCGAATTGACCGCCCGCACCAGCGCCTCGCGGATCATCGTCGCATCGGTGGTGAACCGCGCCGCCAGCGCCGCCGGCGCCTCCCGCTCCACCCGCGACAGATCGGCCCGCATCAGATGCGCGAACATCCGTCCCTGCAGCCCGCGCACCGCCAGCAGCACCAGCTTCTGCGCCAGCACCGCCTGAAAATACTGCGCCACCGCCTTCGCCGCCGTGATCGTCACCACCAGCGCCGGCACCTGGTACAGAATCCGCGGATCCCGCGCCTCGAACATGTTGACGGCACGCCCCACCACCGCGGGATAGAAGGACTGCAGCGCCGCTGTGATGGCGGTCAGCACCAGCACCAGCAGCAGCAGCGCCCAGTTCGGCCGGACATGCTCGCGCCACAGACGACGCAGCAGCCGGCGGCTCGGATCGGAAATCTCGCTCAT